TCTGGTGTGGTGATTACAGACAGACTGATTTGAACAAGAAGAAAAACGATGTATCAGGTTTATTGAAATTCTTTGATATTGCATACCACATGGGTGCATTTACCAGAATTGAATTTACACCAGATGACATTGTACGTTCAAGTCTAGTCAAGGATTACATTTTAGCAAAATTGAAGTTTGAGGATATCTCAGAAAAGACATAATGAAAATATTTAATCATGTGAAGTTGCCGCAACTTGATTTTGACTTGAAAGCAGAAACAACCGAAAGTGGTAGACTCTATGCTACTCCCACAGGAGAAAAGTATAAGTCTATCACTACGGTACTTGGTAATCACAACAAACAAGCAATCATGGAGTGGCGTGAGCGTGTTGGTGCTGAAGAAGCAAACAAGATATCAACCAAAGCAGCAACCCGTGGCACCAAAGTCCATAAAATTTGTGAGGACTATATCAACAATGAAATACCTGAGTTGAAGATGCAGATGATGATGCCTGACTTGAAAGAAATGTTCTTCAAGATCAAACCAATCATTGATGAGAAACTTGGTGATGTATATTCACAAGAACAGGCACTATATTCACACAAGTTGAAAATCGCTGGCCGAGTAGACTTGATCGGTATGTGGAATGGTAAGTTATCGGTAATTGACTTTAAGACATCTGCCAAGCAAAAAGAAGAAAGTTATATCCAAAACTACTTCATGCAATGTACCGCATATGCTTTGATGTTTTCAGAATTGACAGGAATGTGGATTGATGATATAGTAGTATTAATTGCTACTGGTGAGGGTGAGGCACAGGTATTCGAGCGTCAGATTGGCAATTATGTGAAACCTCTAATGAGGTATATTCATAAATATGCCTAAAATAGGAGGCAATATGCTATCACTCAAACAGTACATGGTGGAAGGTAACCCACTGGCAAGACTACACAAGCATGAACAAGAAGGACGCCACTATTCCGTATTATCGGCACATCGTCCAGAAGGTGAAGCAACAGCAGCACAAAACAAAGCAAACCATGCTGAGTTGAAGAAGAAACTATCCGCACAAGGATATACCCATAAAGAAGTGGAAGGACATTGGGAAGGCACTAAAGAGAAGTCGATTATGGTACATGCCAAAGGTGCTGGTGATGAACATGGTAAACAATTGCTGCACGATGTCAAAGAACATGGTAAGCACTATAACCAAGATTCAGTATTTCACCATAACACAAAAACTGCCAAGTTACATGGAACAAATGAAACAGGATTTCCAGGTAAAGGTAGAACAGAACCATTGGGTGTAACAAAATTTAATAGACCTGAAAAACCAAGTCAGACAGAGACTAAACCTAAGTCTGATAGACCGTTAAAAAAGGGTAGAACAAGTAAAGGTTCTGCAAAATTCACAACTGCATCTAAATTTGGTGGGTGATATGACTGAAAAAGAATATGATGAAAAACTTAATGTATACCTGAAAGAAAACGGACCGAATCCAGGTACAACCTTTTTCGGTTCGTGGGGTTGGTATGCAATGATGAAGAATAAATTTGACCGTGAGTTGGGAATACATAATGGACAAGATGGAAACGAAGAAGGAGTATAAAACTAAACTTGACCATTTCGAAAGATGGTTTGATATAGCATTACGATTTGGTTGGTGTCTGTTCATTTATGTGGTTGTCACTGGCAATTACATAAGATAGAATTGTTGTAAATCCTTCAAAGCAAAGGCATGTTGGACGAGGGTTCGATTCCCTCCATCTCCACCAGAAGCATATTGTGTAGTGTGCTTCTGATGGGGATGACCAGGCTTCGACAGCGTGAGATAGTGGAGAAGGCAACACGGTAGGCGATGACCGTTAATCAAGCAAATCTATAAATGCAAATGACGCATTTTATGGTGAGGATCGCCTAGCAGCGTAACTCACTTGGGGTTTCGGGAGTGTCCTTATTAACCAATCACTCCCACTTAACTTTATACATTATGAAAATATATAAATCATGCTATCGTAATCATTGGCTTTCTCCATACACCATACTAGAGAAAGTTTTCTTTTGGCGTGAGATTGATTACGATGAACCAATCATTGAGAAATGGTCTAATCGTTTAAATCCGATCTGCGTAGCATGGCATAATTTTCTTGACTTTGTACATCCACGAATCAGTTATGTGAAGATTGATCGGTATGATACCTGGTCGATGGATTCCACATTAGCCGATATTATTCTACCAATGCTGAAACAGTTGAAGGAAACAAAACACGGTTCACCATTCACAGATATGGAAGATGTACCAGAACATCTTCGTGGTACAACTACTGAAGATTGGGATGCTCAACATACTTTTGATTTTTATAATGAGCATAAAATAAATGAGGGTATAAATGATATCCATGCTCGATGGGACTGGATAATGGATGAAATGATTTTTGCATTTGAGATGAAGGTAAAAGACACTGATTGGGAGGCAACTTGGGAAGAGTGTCAACGCATGGAAAATGGATTCCGTTTGTTTGGTAAGTATTACCAAGGTCTCTGGGATTAAATTAACTAAATAAAGATACTGGCATCACACACAATCCGCCAGTATTATACACACACAGGAGTAACTATGAGCAACTTGACACCGTTCGAGATTCGCCTTGAACTTTTAAAAATGGCGAAAGACATGCTATCCGATGAGTATTACGGTAAGCGTGAATCAATCAGCAACGACTGGGCAACAAAGGTCGAATCTGCAAAACTAAATGGTGGAACAATACCAGATCATCCTGGTTTCCCATCGTATCCCTCAGAAAATGAAATCATATCCAAGGCACAAGTCTTGAATGGATTCGTTTCAAATATTTCAGTAGATAAACCAAAATCAAAATCATCTACCTGATTGGGACCGGAGGTGCTTATGCACCTCTCTAACTAACAAGGAGAAATAATGCGTTTTCTAACACTGGCACTATGTGCCGCATTTGCAAGTTTCATTTTATTCTTTAGTCATTCTATGGCGCAGGTTGTTGTGCCGACTAAAATGAATGTCGAACTACAAGACCTAACACAAGATGCCCGAAAAGAAGTTGAATGTCTGGCACAGAATATGTACTTTGAAGCAGGCCATGAACCTAAAGAAGGCAAAATCGGTGTGGCATTTGTGACACACAATAGAATGATGAATGGTAATTTCCCAACAAGTTATTGTGGAGTGGTAAAACAAAAAACGGGCACCGTATGCCAGTTCTCATGGTATTGTGAAGCAGCAGCACGTAAAAAACTCTTGACAATAAGTAACAATCCATTGTATAATGATATTACTGACTTAGCATTGAGATTTTATCTGTACACGAATGAGTTTGAAGATCCAACTAAGGGTGCATTATTTTTTCATGCAGATTATGTGAAACCTACTTGGAACAACATGAGACGAACTGCTTACATTGGCAGACACATTTTCTACAACAGGGTTAAAAGAAACACATGATTTTATCGAGCAAAAAGGAGAAGGTGATTATGGAAGAAGTGAAACAGAATGGATTGCACCATGTAACTACTTTTGCGATTACATTGGTGGCACTCTCAATTGTTGCTGCTGTAGGCATTTACGAGATGAATGAACGTAAACTTATGGCATCAAATATTGAAAGCGCCATTACTAAAGGTATTGATCCGCTGACTGTACGGTGTTCGTATGCAAAGGATTATGATACTATTTGTATAGCACATGCCGCAGCAAATGGTCGTAAATAAATTTTAATTATTAAGGAGATATATTATGAATAGAGCAATTGGTGGTGGATATCATGAAGATGAACGTGGTCATTACGTTTTTAGTTACAGTGACAATGAAGGTAAGCATGTAGATGTTCGCTTTCGTGCTGAATCCGATTATGATTTGGATATTGTGTTTAGTGAGTTCAAAAACTTTTTGATTGCATCTGGTCATGATGTTGAGAATGATATTGGTGAATTACATGCGTATGATGAATCACATGAAGATGATGACGATGAAAATTATCCACAAAGTTGGGGTAAAGAAGCAGATGACATTTTGTTAGAATCCATAGATGCAATGACACAAGCACAAGCGGCAGATAAGTTCTCGATGGATCATTTGCCTAACAACGGATGGCCATTTGGTGGATTGACTACACAAGCATTACCTACAATCACTTCAATTGATTTAGCAGGAATAAAATCAATTGATTTGAGTGCTATCAATCAATTTCCAACGATGGCACCTTTGACATCTGAGCAGATTAAATCATGGTCTTTACCAACACAACAGCAAATCAATTCATGGCGATTTGATGCACCAGGAACACTTGGTGGTGCAAAGGTCAAATTCTAAGATGCCGACAAAAGATGAGATGATGAAGTTCACACTAGAAATTGAAGATTTGGTGGCAAAAACGGATTACACTTATCTTGAGGCAATCGTTGAACACTGTAAAGGAACAGGTTTGGAGATGGAAGTTGCAGCAACACTTATCACTCCGAACCTGAAGTCTAAAATACATGAACAGGCCGAGAGATTGAATATGTTGAAAACTAAAAGTAATAGATTACCTATATGACTGGATATGAGGCCTTCTGTTTATACTCTTCTCTCAAATTGCATTTTACACAAGAATCGTATGACTACTTTAAGTATGGTGGTAAATCGAGGACAAGTATAGATGCGTTTGAGAACAAGAAAGATAAATGGTTTTATTACAAACTGAGTCGGAGATTTTCGAATGATGAGCAGGCTAGAGATTTTCTTGTTGCTAATTTTCTGCATGATCGTGATGTATGGATTGGAAATCTACTAAGAGAAGATTCTGATGTCCATTATCGTGCAAGGCAGAAAGTGCTACAATCATTATCATATACCTTCACGAATGAGATTGCATCATTAATGACTCATGGAAACCCAAATGACTTGTTAATGATGCGGGATAATAGTCCATATCCTTTGTTATTGTCCAAGTTGTTATATGGTGAAGTATCAATTGAAACTGTATGTATTTTAAACTCAATATTGAATTTCTTGCCTATGTGGGATAAGAAGATTGACGATACGATTCACTATCCGAATACAAGTTTGAAGATAAAGAAGTACACACCGTTTATACAATTTGATTCAACAAAATACAAACTCATACTGAAGAAAGAATTACATGAAAATACAGAAACTCTACCTTGACATGGACGGTGTTCTGTCTGATTTTACCAAACGATATGAAGAATTATGGAAAGTCGCACCGAGTCCTAGTCGTGAAAGAGGTGAGAAACGTGATTATAAGTGGGATGAGTTTGTAGACGGCAACAATTTTGAGACACTTGATTGGTATCCTGGTGGCAAAGAACTGTTAAAGTATGTTCTGTCATTAGATATACCAATTGAGATTCTATCATCGTCAGGTGGTAGAAATCATCATGAAGCAGTAAAGAAGCAAAAAAAGGTATGGTTGAAAAAACATCACATCGATTTTTCTGCCAACATCGTACCTGGTCGTGCATTGAAAGCAGACTATGCGAAACCGGATATTATCTTGATTGATGATACGCAAGATGTCATTGATGATTTTAATATGGCAGGTGGAATTGGAATACTTCACACTGATACGGCAAAAACGATAAAAATTGTTCAATCGGTTCTTGACGATACATATATAAAAGTATATAATGAATCATGTGAACAAGATGCACATACGATAAACAACTAACATACGAGGTAATATATGTCTGATTTTTCAGCACTCAAGCGCAATCGTAACGCCTTCGATTCGCTCAAAAAAGCAATGGAAGTTCCTTCGTCAACAGCAGAAGCAGGTTCAAAAGATGACACCCGCTTCTGGCAACCCGAAGTAGATAAAGCAGGTAACGGTATGGCAATCATTCGTTTTCTGCCAGCACCAGCAGCAGACGGTGATGATGCTCTTCCATGGGTTCGTGTATTCAATCATGGCTTTCAAGGTCCAGGTGGTTGGTACATCGAAAACTCTTTGACTACTCTCAATCAAAAAGATCCAGTATCAGAATATAATTCTATTCTGTGGAACTCAGGCATTGAAGCAAATAAAGAAATCGCACGTAAACAGAAACGCCGTTTGACGTATATCTCAAACATTCTTGTTGTCTCTGACCCAAAACATCCAGAGAACGAAGGTCAAATCAAACTGTACAAGTATGGTAAGAAAATCTTTGACAAAATCTCTGAAGCAATGAATCCAGAATTTGCTGATGAGACACCGTTGAATCCTTTTGACTTCTGGGAAGGTGCTAACTTTAAAATCAAGATTCGTCAAGTTGAAGGTTATCGCAATTATGATAAGTCTGAGTTTGACTCTATCACTCCAGTTGACGGTGATGATGCTGCACTTGAAGCAATTTGGAAGAAAGAATACTCACTCAAAGAGTTCCTTGAGCCAAAACAATTCAAGTCTTATGATACACTGAAAGCAAAGTTGGATAAAGTTTTAGGTCTTGATGGTGTTGCACCAGTAAAGACTAAAGCGGAAGATACGATTTTGACTCCAGCAAAATCAGCACCTAGTTTGAATGAGAATGATGAAGAACTAGATTACTTTAGGTCTCTAGCAGAAGATTAATCTCTGTAAATGCCACCTTCGGGTGGCATTTTTTATGCAGTCTGTCTTCCTATAATGGCATCAAGAATATCTTTGTTCCACGCATTTGCTGCTACAGAACTTGAATCAGACATATCACCATTACTGATATTCTTGTTCGAATTATCAATGAACATAGGATTTTCTTTTGCTTCATTACTCAAATCACGAAGCATATCCGCAACATTGACTGAACCTAATCCTAATTTACCACCAAGAAATTTGTCTAACTGTTGAAGCGGTTCCGCAAGACCTGCTATGAGTGTAGAACCCCCACTTGCAGGAGGAGTAGCAGGAGGAGCAGGAGTGTTAGTAGCATTTTTTGGAGTAGGTTTATTTCCAGCATCTGCTACTTGAGTTCCACCACCACCATCAACTCCAATACTTTTAAATATTGCTTCTTTATAACTTGCTAGTTGAGCACGTTCTTTATCATCCCTTGGGGCTACCCATGCATCAAGTACATTACTCAAAGGTTTATTTCCATATACAGATGACCATAAGGCTCTTTGTGCTTCCCTTCCTTTTTCAAAAGAAGGAAACTCCGCAAACGGTACTAACTTTCCATCTTTTTTTAATGTTCCCCTTGTCATATTTGGCACAGCACCATATTTTGCAGCAAAAGGACCATAAATCATAGCACCGGGATTGTTTAGGTCATGTGGTAGTTGGCCTTTTTTATTACCTTCACGTGAATATTGAATATCTAACACTTTATCTTGTTGCTCTTTAGATAGGCTATTAAATGTTACTTGACCCGCACCTGAACCATCAGATTGACTAGTATTAGGACCAGCAGGTGTTGGAGAGGTTGATTGGTTATTTACTCCCGCATCTTTTAATTTCTGGTTGACACGTTCATCATATTGTTTTGTAAAATTTTCAATACTTAAATCTTGCACTGCTTTATTAGCGTTATTTGTTCGTCCTTCTTTCTCATCTATTTTGCTTTGAATTTCATTCCGCCTATCGGTCAGATTTTTATCGGTTTGTTCTAAGTTAGTTAATGTAGAATCTGTACCACCTTGAGACCTGCCTTTTGCGTTAGGATTTTTTTCTTTATATAATCTGAGTTGTTCTTTGTTTTTTAAAATCGCAGTATCATTATTAAAAAGTTCTTCTTTTAATTTTTGAGTGGATTTTTCACTTGTTGCCGCTCCAACTGCTGCTGCTATAGCAGTAATTGCTGCGCCAGGCAAAGTTAATAATGCTCTTGGACCCATGATACCAATGGCCATTAAAGCGTATATTTTACCTTTATTCTCTTCGAAGAAATTTTGAAAATAACCTCCAAAATCTTTCAACACGCCAGCACCTAATCTGACTAATAATTCTGTAGCAACTTCAATTGCAGATAACATTTTAATGCTAACAGTTTGATATGTTTTTTTTATGTCTTCCACAAACTTGCTTAATTTACTACCAGACATACCATCAACGTCTTTGTATAATCCAGAAAGGGCATCTTGAATACCTTTAAATGATTCTCCAAGACCATTTCCCATTTTTGTAAAATCAACACTTTTCCATATCTGATATAATACAAATCCTATTGCACCAGCGGCAATCATTCCCATAAGTCCCATTCCACCTAATGCACTGCTGAGTATGCCAAAAATACCACTTGCGGCGCCACCTAACAAACTACCTATTCCACCTAAAATGGAACCTGCAACACTTGCAATTCCACCGACTGCACTCCCCAATAAACTTCCCACCCCACCTAAAGCACCACCAAGCATTCCCATTATTCCACCACCGCCACCCGCTTTTCCTTTTCCTAGAACTCCACCACCTTTACCACTTCCACCAAATTTTGCTTCTTTAGCAGTTTCTTTTTCTGCTGCACTATCAAAATATTTTGATGGCGTACCACCCAGTAACTTTACCATCTTTGCCATGTTTCTAGCAATAGAAGGAAGTGACATAGAATTTCTGGCACTTATTTTTGCATCTTTTGCTATAGAACTTAGTGCTGTTGGTGAGTTGCTTAAAGCAGGACTAATCATACTTCCAGATGCTTTACTGGAAATTGGTTGTGCTTGATATCCTTTTAAACCAGGAAACAGTGCTGTTGCTAATCCAGAACGACTGAAAAGTTTGTTTCTGACATCAAACTTTTGCATGTTCTGTTGATTATAGGCACCACTCAGAGAACCAATAACACCTTTTCCTGATTCTCTTTGTGCTTTGACTAAATCTGTAAAATTTGCCATTTACTTTATTTCCTGTTTATTTTTTGTTGTTGTAATTTTTCATTCTCTTCTTCAATATATTTTAATAACATGGTAACGTATATGCTTTTTTCCCACGGCATCATATTTTCAATATCACTTAAATTATATTTGTGGTGCTGCATTAATGCAAAGTTGGTTTCAAAGTAATTCTTCAGATTATCATAACGAACGGTTATACGAAAAAATTTTGGAGTCCTTCAATAGTAATATCTTCGTGATAACCACATTTCTTACATTCAAAGTGTATATCTTTTTTAATTTTTGGAATTGTATCAAAGAATCCTTGGATTTTCATAAATTGTTCTCTTGTTAGATTTTCTACAAAATCAACAAGTTCTTTTTTGGATACATCTTTAGCATAGAATATTTCTTCTTCGGTATAGATTGAATCGATACACGCAATAAGAATGTTCATTACCTTTTCAACTTCGGTTATATCTTTAGTTTTTTCACTCTCTTCTACCATTTTAAAAGATGGATATTTCATTAAGAGTCCCATCTTATCAGTCAACTCTATTTTGTTTGTATGATTAGAATCAACCTCTGGATTGATTTCTAAAACATTCATCTCAAGAGATACAATATTTCCACACTCTTTTTCTTCACCATTATCGTTTGTAATCTTGTTGTTACACTTATAAGGTAATTCAACAACTTCACCAACTGACCTTGCTCGAAGATTTAAGAACAAGAATTCCATATCAACAACTGGTAATGAATCAACGTCAACTTCATCAATACAACAATTGTTTAGAATTTGTTTTACTGCCAGAATTACTGAATCATTTTCATTTGATTCCATGGCCATAAGCAATATCTTCTCTTCTTTTACCAAGAATGGTCTGAATCTAACTTCTTTTTTTGTTAAAGGTAAAGTCAATTCAAAAATTGGTACATCTATTTTAGGTAACATAATATCCTCGTTTAATAATTAAAGAACTCCAAAACCTGCTAGTCGTGCTGTAGCAGTTCCAAAAAGTGCTCCTGCTGCTGCTCCCAAATCATATGTGCCTTCAAACATTGGTGCGTATTTTTGGTAAGCAAACTGAACTGCTACACGATGAAAACCTTCTTCCGACCATGCTAAAGGTTGTGCTGCAACTCCAATTGGAAATGCATCAACCAAAACTGAGGCATAGATTTGTTTAATCGAATCATCGTATTGAATAATTTTAATATCTGTCATATACTTTGATACCGCACCTTTTGCGTATCGCATATTATTTGTATCGGATGGCATGATACATTCTAACCACTGATCAAACAACTTGCGTTCATAGAAATCGTTGGTACAAATAAAAGTAAATGTTATTTCATTGTATTGTGATTGGTATGGTACTTTGAATGACGGACCGTATATTTTAACATCGGCGGTTTGTAATGTCCTGCCAGGCAATTCTGTAGACTCACATTGAAGTGCCAAATATCTTGAGACTGCTGGATTTGCTGAAGAGAGGTTATATTCTCTTTTTGCTCCAATTGCTTGATTAATTGCTTCCGACACATCACTTATGGTTGAATTTGGCAAATTTAATATCTTCTCAATGAGAGAGTTGCTGATATATTCGCCAACATAAGTCGGAATAGGTAAAAGAATTTCAAATCTAGCAGGACGTGCTAATCCATCTTTTGCTTTGATGTTTGATAGAAATAGATTGGGTGAAAACGACATTAGAATTTATCCTCTGATTCTGACCATACTTTGTTTTTCTTTGCTTTAGCAAATGATTCTACGGGTAACATGACGGCAATGTCCCATTCGTCTGCTGTAATTTCTAAAAACCTAGATTGCACATGACTATACAAGTACCTCTTAATACAAGGTTTTGCCTGGTACATTTTAGATGCTCGTGCTAGGTAATCATAACTGATTCTGAGTCTAGTTTTCTCATCGTAGTTATCATCAGTAAGTAATGTGCTTAACTTATCTAAAAGAAGTACACGCTGCTTTGGACTTATATAATGTAAGTTAAGTCCTAAAAAACCGTCTGGGTATCGTTCTATTGGTATAACCAATGGGAACTTATCGTAATATGGCAACATATCCTTCGTTTTCGGATCATAAAAGTAAAAGTACATTCTACCGATTATAGATTTTTCTTTGAGTCTTTGCTTATCCCGCATCAAGTCACCTTTGGTAGGTCTCAATGCGCCAGTCTTTGCTTTCAGCCAGTTACGTGCTTCACGGGAACGTGGTTCAAATCCTTGCTTGGCAAGAGAGTCTTTGATTCTGTCTATGAGTGTTTTGGTAGCCATCTAGTATTTATCTTAGATGCCAAGGTGTTTTTCGGTGATGACTTGAAATTCCCAGCCGTGATCTTTACAGAACTCGGTTGCTGCTTTCCACTTGGATTGATTAACCACATAGGTTGCGGCCTCTTGAATGTAGCGTTTAGTCTTACGTTTTTGTGTGGGTGGTTTAGTCTGCGCCTCAGGTTTGACCTCAATGACAAACGTTTTGATTATACCGTTTTTCTGTCGGATCTTGGCCACAAAGTCTGGAAAGTACCGATGTTTCTTATTGTCCACTGGACTCCAATAGGGTATGACCAATTCTTCCGAACCCCACCAAATGACATCTGGATGGTCATCTAAATATTTCATAACTTTGACTTCCCACGACGACCGATAGATGATATTCTTCGGATCACCTTTGTATTTTTGTGGATTTTTGGGCGTAAATTTACCTGAATATGACATAAATACTATCTAGTCAACCTACATAGGATCATTCATGTCATTTTTCGGTCTTGGCGACATAAATTTTAAAAAAGATACTAGAGAAACCTTTGGTCCTCTTGCAGCATTAGAGGGTTCACAATTTGCGAAAAACACATATCGTTATCCACAAGATGCTGGTAACTTTG